GCATCCATGCCCCAAAAATTCACCGCCTTCCACTGCACGCCGCAGATCCGGGCAAACTCGGCGCGCGATATGCCGAGCCGCTCGAGCTCGGCGCGCAGCTCGGGGCCGGTCAGTGCCTCGTCCATTGCATCTCTCCTCGACAGCGGCGCCTCGATGCACCATGTTGGCCGGGATTGACAGCTTCGCATCTCTCAATCAACGCAACGCCGGCCCGGATATGCATGTCCAGGCCGGCGTTGTCGTCTCAGGGCTGCTCCATCTCGTCGATGCGAGCGTTGGCACGCAACGCCCTCGCCAGACCCTCCTCGACCCGGTTGCCGAGCAGGATCTGCTCGCTCGCCAGATCGCGCATGTCCTGGCGCAGCGCGGACAGCGTCACGTCGATCGACGCCATGTGATCGTTCATCTCCGTCAGCAGCCGTGTCGTCATGCGGCCCTGCGCGGCGTGGCTCTCCATCAGGTCGGCCATCGCCTGGGTCAGGCGGTTGACGCGCTCCAGCGTCAGGTTGCGCGGGTCGCTCATCGGTCGATCCACCTGGGCTCGTCCTGCACCAGCCCCTCCTGCAGGCCAGCCTCGAGGTGCTCGCAGACCTGCACCAGCGAGGTCAATTCCCTGCTGTCAGGCGCGACACGCCGAAAGGCTTCCTTCAGGTGGTCGACAGTGCGCAGCGCTTGTTCGTAGGTCATCGCATCTCTCCTTGTGTGGACGGCAGCCGCCGCCCGTTGCTACAAATACCCGACGAACAAATCCTCTTCGTCGTACACCGCGACGCGGGCCTGCTCGCCATCCGGCGTCGGCTCCACCTCGTAGGTCCAGTCGTCGTCCTCGTCGTTGAGCTGCGAGGCCAGCGTCAGGGCAGCGCGGCGGGTGTAGATCAGTCCGGTCAACAACATCGCATCTCTCCTTGCTACGAGATGATAGATGGTAGTCGATTATCGACTATCAAGTGACGCAGCAAGAGATTTTCTGAAGTTTTTTTCTCGACGCAAAATGCGAGGCAACGCAATGACTTACGGGCGCTAACGTGGCTCAGAGAGGGCGGCCGAGCTCATATACCGATGAGATTGCCGCGGAAATCTGCGAGCGCATCGCCGATGGGCAAAGCCTGGTCGCTATCTGCCGCGACGAGAGCATGCCGTCGGAGCGCACCGTGCGGTTTTGGCTGGCTCGGGAAGAAGGAAATTTCCTGCCGCTCTACGTCCGCGCGCGCGAGCAACAAACCGAGCGCTACGTCGACGAGATGATCAGCATCGCTGACAGCGTCGCCGGCGAACGCGAGTCGTCGCCGGCCGTGCATGCCGCCAGGTTGGCGATCGACACGCGCAAGTGGGCGGCGTCGAAGCTATTGCCGCGCAAGTACGGCGACAGGCTCGGCGTCGACAGCACCGGCTCGCTCACTATTAAGATAGTGCAGGGGCTCGGTGACGCGCCCGATGAGTAAGCTGAGCTCCAAGCAGAGGCTGCAGCTCGACGGCCTGGCCGCCGACATCAGGCGACATCCCCAAATGTCGGTTGACACGATGGCGGCCACGGTGCGGACGATCTGCGAGCCGCCGATGGGACGGCCGCCGAGCACAAGCCCCAGGGCCGTGCGGCGCCGTTACCTGTTGCATCAGCGCAAAGACGTAGCGCGACAGTCGTAGCAAAAGGGCTGATCCGACGTTCTGCGACAGCGCAAAGCCCAGGCTTTCCGCCATCCGGCCGACAGCGTGTCTCGGTCGCGCTAGGCCCTGCCCCAGAGCGACGCTCATTGCCCCTATAATAAGGAGGATCACGATGCCAACACCGACAGCCGTAATGGTCACTGGGACGATCAGCATCGACGGGGGGCCGCCGCAGCCCTGCGTCGTAACCGGAGTGGTGTCGCCGCTCGGCACCTGGGGCGGGGTTGCGCCGCCCTATCCGGACATCTCGCCGCCGACCGATCAGCCTCGACCCGAGCATCCGATCGTCATCGTGCCGCCCGGCGCGATCGACGGCGTCCATCCCGAGCATCCCATTTTTCTGCCTGTTTACCCGACGCACCCGATCGAGCTGCCGCCCGAAATGCCGGCCGCTCCCGGTTTCCAGTGGGTGTACGTCGAGCCCTACGGATGGGTGCTCGACCCGCTTGGCGGCGGCAAACCGCTCCCTCCTGGGCGACGCTGACCGGGCTGCCGGCCCAGGACACGCTGCACTGAGCCGGGGAGGCTGACGGTCGATGGAGCTGGTCTTACCGCACCAGTGGCGTCCCAGGAGCTACCAGAAGCCCTTGTGGCGCTATCTGGAGGGCGGCGGCAAGCGTGCCATCGCTGTTTGGCATAGGCGCTCGGGGAAAGATGCCGTTGCTCTTCATCACATAGCTGTCGCGGCTCATATGAGGGTCGCCAATTACTGGCATTTGCTTCCAGAGCAAGCGCAGGCGCGCAAGGCGATCTGGACTGCGGTCGACGCCCACACCGGCAAGCGCCGGATAGACGAGGCGTTCCCGCTTGCGCTGCGGGAAACGACCCTCGAAAACGAGATGATGATCCGTTTCCGCAACGGGTCCGTGTACCAGCTCGCCGGGTCGGACAATTACGACAGTTTAGTGGGATCTGCGCCGGCGGGCGTGGTCTTCAGCGAGTGGGCGCTCGCCAACCCCAGCGCCTGGGCCTTCATCCGGCCGATGTTGCTGGAAAACCAAGGCTGGGCCTTATTCGTCTACACGCCCAGGGGCCGCAACCACGGCAGCACCTTCTTCGACGCCCACAAACGCGATCCGGACTGGTTTGTCGAGCTGCTGAGCGCTCAGGACACGAGCGTTTTCACCGCGGAGCAGCTGGCCTCCGAGCGGGCCGACATGATCAAGGAGTATGGCCCTGAGGACGGGCAAAACCGCTACGCTCAGGAGTATCTCTGCTCTTTCGACGCCGGCGTCATTGGCGGTTACTTTGGCCCACAATTCGAGAAGATCGACGCCGAGCATCGCATCTGCCCGGTGCCGCTCGACCCAGGCTACCCGGTGCATACGGCCTGGGATCTGGGGATCGGCGACGACACCGCGATCTGGCTGGTGCAGGTCGTCGGGATGCAGATCAGGGTCGTCGGCTACATCCAGAACTCGGGCGTCGGCCTGGAGTGGTACGCCAAGGAGCTCGACAAGTGGGACTGCCGCTGGGGCGAGCACATCCTGCCGCACGATGCTGCGGCCAAGGAGCTGGGCACCGGGCGGACGCGCGAGGAGACGCTGTGCAGCCTCGGGCTGCGTCGCACGCGCATCCTGCCGCCCTCGAGCGTTGCTGACGGCATCAACGCCGGCAGGCTGCTGCTGGCCCGCGCCTGGTTTGACGAGGCGCCGACCGAGCGCGGCGTCAACTGCCTGCGCAACTACCGGCGCGAGTGGGACGACCGGCGCAAGGCATTCCACGATCGGCCTCTACACGACTGGGCGAGCCACGCGTGTCTGACGGCGGATGCGCTCGTATTGACGGATGCGGGGCTGCGGCCGATCGCTGAGGTGCTGGCAGGCGATAGCGTATGGACACCTTGCGGGCATTCTCGCGTGAGCCATGCCGGCCCGGTAAAGCAGATTGCGGAGTTGGTGGAGATCGACCTCGCCGACGGGCGGCAAATTCGCTGTTCACGAGAGCATAAAGTGCTGACAAATCGTGGCTTTATCGAAGCATCTGCCCTAAGATACTCAGACGGGGTATTTAGGGGCGATGAATGGACGATCCGGCTCATATCGTGGTGTTTGAGGGCAACAAATACTGGCTTTCGGGCGGCTATTATGTGCGGACAGGGCCGCGCAGAGCGCCGCTCAGTCGGCCAACGATCTATCTCCACCGGGCAATGTGGGAAAGCCACTACGGGCCTATACCGGAAGGCTGTCAGATCCATCACAAGGATGGCAATTCTCTTAACAACGCCATCGATAACCTTCAGTGCATCGAGCGGCGCGCCCATCGAAGCCTGCACTCTCGTGAGAACTATGCGGCCAAGCCGCTTCCGCCGCCAAGCGCCCTGGCGCTTCAGCGGGCTGCTGAATGGCACGCGAGCCCGGAGGGGCTGGAATGGCACCAAGAGAATGGCCGCCGCGCTTGGGAGCACAGGGTTTGGCACGAGTGCATCTGCCAGCAGTGCGGCCAGCCGTTTCTTTCGCCTTATCCTACGCTTGCCAAGTGGTGCCACCCGAATTGCAAAGCTGAAAACCTGCGCCAGCGCAGAGGGCGCAACGTGGGTGTACGACCTTACCGTCGTAAACCACGCGTGCTATCAGGCAAACGGGATCCTTGTTAGCAACAGCGACGCCTGGCGCTACCTGGCTCTCGCCAACCTGCGCTCGGACGACGAGGCCATGACGCGGCCGATTGTGTATGACGACCGGGGGATCGTTTAGTGCCTGATGCCGATATGCCGCTTGAGCGGCTGTACGCCAATGTCAACGGCAACCAGGGCATGCACGAGCATATCCGGCAGATGTCCGCGGCGATCGACCAGCTCCGGCTCGACGTGAAGCGCCTCGAGCTCGAGGTCGTCGAGCTGCGGGCTCGCCTGCACAAGCCCGATATGAAATCGGCATAATTTCCCGCTATCCGGACAGGGCTCCCCGACAAGCTGTTAGCAGGCTTGGATTTTACGGGCGCTCTCAATGTCGGCCAGTTGTAAGGAGACAGCCATGCGGACAGGCTCGATGCGTTTCGGCAAGCCGCCGCCCTCGCCCAAGATGCCGGCGCAGCCCAAGCCGACCTCGCCCAAGATGCCGTCCGGCGCCGCGAGCAAGGCGGCCACGGGCGCCTATCCCGGCCTGCTCAAGGGCAAAGGCAAGGGCAAGGGCCGATGACGTATGGCGAGAGGGCCGTGGGGCTCAGCTTCAACCCGTCGGCCAATCCGGGCGTGGATCGCGTCAAGCGTCTGTATGCCGAGATCATCGACCTTTGCAACGAGGCGCGCGGCGACGATCGTAGCGAGCGGGCGCGGCTGTTCTCGGTCGCGATAACCGAGGCGCAGACCGCGCAAATGTGGGCGGTCAAGGCCCTCACTTTTGCCTCAGACTAGCAAGGGCAAGCGCTAATTTCGCCCTCCGGGTGTTTACGGATCAGGGGGAGGCTTCGGGCCAAGCATGCTTGGCCCTGGACCGGAGGGCCTCATGCAGACATCGACCGAGCACAAGAACGCTGACGAGCAGAAGCGGATCGCGGAGGACCAGCGCCGAGCCGACCAGGCGGGTCGCCAGGCCAACGCGCAGGGCAACGGCAAGCAGGACGGGCCTGGCGCGGACGCGCAGAAGCCGATCGTGCCGACCCGCAACGAAGACGGCTCCAAGCCCGGCGCATCGCCGCTCAACCCGATCCACCAGCCGAGCGCGCACGGCAATCCCGGCCACCTCGACGACACGCCGCAACAGTCGCCAAACGAGGCGGCTGCGGTCGAGGCCCAGGAGGCCAAGGCGCGCGAGGAGCGGGCACGCAACCGAATGCCCGAGCAGAAGATCGACCCGTTGACCGACAATCCGGAGTACCGCAAGGCCGTGCATGAGCAGCCCAGGCGGGCATAAAGAAAGCCCCGCCGGGTTTTGACGCCCGGCGGGGCTAAGTCTGATCTTGATCAATGCACGCGCCAGCTTAGCGCGAGGCGCGGGCAAAGAAAAGCCCCGCCCTGGGTTGCCAGCCAGGACGGGGCCGCTTTCCGCTCCTACGAGCCGGCGCCATGCCTAGCGTCCGGACCCCGCGCGCAGCTTAGCCGCGAAACCGCAAAACCGCAAATCCGCTACCGTTTAAACGCTCAGGAGGCCGCCATGCGCGTCGATGGCGAGGCGGCGCGCAACTACAGCGCGGTGCGGCTGGACAGCTTCGCCTCTGTCGAGGGCAAGGGCAAGCTGACGCTGGCCGACGATGCGACCGGCGAGGTCAGGTGGGCCGACGCGGCCGGCGAGACGCGCACCGTGACCCTCGGCAACCACGCCATCCAGATCGTCAGGCGCTCGGTGTACGGGCGTTGACGCTGCGTTTCGGGTCGCTCTTCAGCGGCATAGAGGCGGCGAGCGCGGCCTGGATTCCGCTCGGTTGGAGCTGTGCCTGGGTGGCCGAGGTGGACCCGTTCGCCTGCGCCGTCCTGGCGCACCATTACCCGCAAACGCCAAATCTGGGCGACGTCACAAAGGTGGATTGGCGTGCAGTTGAGCCTGTTGCCGTTGTTGTTGGAGGGCCACCCTGCCAGGGATTTTCCGTTGCCGGAAACCGCGGCGGGCTATCGGACCCGCGTGGCAACCTCAGTCTCGCCTACGTTGAGGCCCTCGATCGCCTCGACCCTGAATGGTCCCTCACCGAAAACGTCCCCGGCTGGCTCTCGATGGCCGACAACAGCTTCGGACACTTTCTGGGGCGATTGGTCGGATCGGACGGACCCCTCGTTCCGGATGCGGGACAGCGCTGGTCAAACGCGGGTGTGGCTGCTGGGCCAAAAAGGACGGCGGCCTGGCGCATCCTCGACGCGCAATTTTTCGGCGTCCCCCAGCGGAGACGACGTGTGTTTGTCGTCGCTTCACGAGGTGCTGGAAACTGGGATTGTGCATCCGCGTTATTTCCTGTCGGCGAAAGCGTGCTCGGGGATCCTGCGCCGCGCCGCGAAGCGGGGCAAAGAATTGCCCGGCCAACTGCAAGCCGCCCTGCAGGCGGCAGCGGATACCGCAACGACGCCGACACCGCCGACAGCCTGATCACGTTTGACCATCAGGTCGCCGGCTCCGCTGGCAAGCAGCACGCCGTCGCCTACGGTATCCGCTCCGACGCTGCCCGCTCCGGCGAGGCCAGGACGCCGTCGCCTGACGCCGAGGGACGGGTCAGGCTGCGCGATCCCGGCTTCAACGTCAGCGAGGGGATTGCCCCGACGCTCGACAGCGGGGCGGCGCACGCGGTCGCCTTCAACAACACCGGCCAAGGTTGGTGGAACGACGCGGAGGTCGCGACCGGCCTGCGCGATATGTCGGCTGGCTCGGGAAGTAAGGAAGCCACGCTTATCGCCACGCCCCTGCTCATCGACGGCCACGCCAACAATCCGATTGATGAAAATCTGCTCGTACCCCACACCCTGCGCGCCGACGGGTTCGATGCCAGCCAGGACGGGACCGGGCGCGGGGCGCCGCTGGTGGCGGTAGACCTCCGCAATGGCACCACGGACGCCGTGGCCATGTCGCTGCAATCCGGCGGGATGGGCGAGGAGCGCGGGGTCTGCCCCAACGCCGTGCCGCATGTGCTCGCGGTGGATTGGAAGAACAGCGCAGGCGGGCCGAACAGCGAAGACGTGTTTATGACGCTGGGCGTCGAGCGCACGCCGGCTGTCCTCACCCTCGCCATTCGCGGGCGGGGCGACAGTCACGATCTTGAGTACCGCGATGACGGCATCGCCAACATCACCGGAGGCGGGCCGGCGGTTGCCTTCACCGCGAGCGAGCAATCCAACGGCTATGCGTGGGAGCGGCCGGTCTACCCGACGCTTCAGGCGCACCCGCCCCACGACGGCAGCAACATCCAGCAAGGCGTCCGGCAAGGCATGTCGGTGCGCAGGCTAACCCCAAAAGAATGTTGTAGATTGCAGGGATTTCCTGACGACTGGCTGGACGTCACCTACCGCAACAAACCCGCGGCGGATGGCAATAAGTACAAAGCGTTGGGTAACAGTATGGCCGTCCCGGTCATTAAATGGCTGGGGCAGCAAATACAGCGCGTCGAGGCGGGCAAGCGCAAGCTGGCCGCAGACTGATGGAGGCGGCCATGCGGCGTTGAGGTGCGGGCGCCGGTCGGCGCTATTTGCCGCGCTGGCTCAGCTTGCGCAGCCACTCTTGGTGGTGGCAGATGAAGATCCAGGCGGCGACGAAGTAAGCCACGCAGACGAGAAAGTGTACCATAGCCGGCCCCTACCGCATCGCCGGCCCGGCGGCAACCTGTATCGCTATTGATTTGAGCCAAATTTATGGCAACCACAGCGCTTTTTGTGCGTTACTAAATCGCGTTTGCGGGGCTAGGCCCTGAGCTAGCCGGGGATCGAAAAGGCGTGCGCGCCGCCCTGCCCTGCGGCGCCTTCTCTCCGTCAACGCCCTACGAAGGCGGAAACACCCCGCAGAAACTCTCGGGTTTATCGCCAGAGTGTCCCGGCAGTGTCCCGCCGGGCTCGTTAATTGAGCTTTCCCGGCCCCGGATGCCCGCCCATGATGGCCTGGGCCAGCAGGTTTTGCTGCTGGATCTCGGCCAACGCTGGCGTCGCCTCCTCAAGCGTGCGGAATGCCGTGCGGCCGAGATCGACCTTCCACGTCTCGCGCGGCGCCCCGCATATCCCGCACCAGGGATTTATCGTGCCGGCCGCGACCAGCCGGTCGAGCGCCTCGCGCAGCGGGACGACGGCCGCGGGGACTGCCTTGCGCCTGTCGGCCGCTACGGCGGCGCCGGCGAGGACCGTATGCCGGTGTTGGCACATTACCTGGGCGATCCAAACGCGCTGTCCTGTCATGCTTCCTCCGGGTCGAGCCGCTCGCGGAGCTCGGGGATGGTGTGCCAGCCCGGTAGCGTGATGCAGGCGGCGCACAGGTTGAAACGGCTCGCGGGATCGGGGCCGCATATCTGGATAATCCGGCGACCGCATTCCGAGCAGACGAAGTGGACCGCCTCGTCGTCAGGCATTGCGGGCTCCGTAATACAGCGCGACGGCCGCGCGCGCCGCCCCGCGCTGTCGTCACTCATCACCGCAGACCTCCGGCGTGCAGGGCACCATGACGGTGCGCTCGCCGTAGACAGCCGCGCACCGACCGCACAGGAGCAAGCCTGCCGGGTCGACGAAGGGCTGGGGATGCTCACACCCGTCCGGGCAATGCGCGTGTGTGACGGCGTGCTGGTGGCACCAGAGCGTGTAGGGCGTGACGGTCTCAGCCATCACGGCGCCTCCTTGCGATGCCCGTAATACATGGGAATTATATATTTGACTACCCGTCAGGCTCGCTGCATCCACGGTTTGAAGTCGCGCAGTGCCGTAGGGGCAAGTTCCGGGGCGCTCCAATCACCCTCAAATCGGATCGCGCGATCATCGATCGTCAGGAACGCTGGTGGCTTCTCGTGCGCGAACTCCATTTCGAGCACTTCGGTCGGATTGCGTTCGCCGCCGGCCTTGATCCAAGCATTGCGCTGCTCGTGCAGCCAAAGCCCCATAGCTGTCACGCCGTCATCGGTCTTGGACCGAGACGAGTAGATTACGATCTTGAAATGATCGCGGACGCGCTCGACCCACTCAAAAAACCCAGGAACTACGGTCCCGTAGATTTTGCCCTCTTGCCAACCGCGCTCGTAAGAATGAATAACGCCATCAAAATCGACGCAAATGATCGGTTTATTCATCGGACACCTGCCATTTTCCTGCGCAGTTTCTCGAAGCGTTCGCGGTCGCGTCGCTATCGAGGAAATGCTCGAGCATATAGACGACGGCTGCCGACCGGCTCGGCGGCACGCGCTGCTGGGCTCGCCAAGCGTCGAGCCGCTCGATGAGCTCGGGCTCGACGCGGATGTCGATGTTGGCTGTCTTGCGCATCATCGCGTGGCCCTCCTGCGGCCCTCGCGCAGCATCCGCCGGTCCTGCTGGGTGCCGTGCCGCGCGATGTACTTGCGCATAGATCTCGGCACCGTCGGATACCAGCCTCCGCAGTCAAAGCGACGGCAGACCGCGGGCCGGTTGGCGTGGATGCTGCAGCCCTCCGCCGTCAGATAGACGCAGGCTCCGTCGTCGCGCCGCTGCAGGAAGCGGAATGGCCCCTGCGCCGTCGCGAGCGTCTCGACTTCGTACCCGACCTCCTCGTCGGCGAGCACGACGGCCTGATAGCAGCAGGCGCGGCACGCGCCGCAGTCGACCCTCGCTTCCGGCACAAGCAGCGGGGTCGGTGGCGTGCTGTTCATGATGCCGCCGCCGGCAGCAGCGGCATCGCGGCGGCGACCATGCCGGCGAGAGCGTCCTCGGCCTCGCGGCCTTCCTCGTGCGCGACCTCGATCAGCGCCGGCAGGCCGGAGTAGAGCGCGCTGGCGACCTCCTGATGGCTCGCGCGCCGGCCCAGGGCGTACCACACGGTTTCGATCGGCGGCCCCAGCTCAAACAGGATCCCAGCGTTGCCGTGGCTGTTGCCGGGCACGCGGAACGGCTTGTAGGAGCGGGTGATCCAGAGGCAGGTAACGCCGGGATTGCGCTTCAAGCCGTTGCCCGCGGCCCAGGCCAGGTCGACGTTCGGCATGCCGGCGGTGCGGCGGTGCGCTTCCGGCCGCGACAGAAACGGGCACGCCGCCACCGCATACTCGGCGCATTCGCGATGGGACGGCGGCTCGGAGATGACCCGGTTGACGGCGCACATCGGGCCGATGAGGAAAGCGTAGGTCTTGCCCAGCGGCTCGCCGCACGTCCAGCACAGGCGCTGCTTTATGGCCGACACGAGCTTGGGTGTGTCGATGATGCGGTGATCCGCCTTGCCGTCGACCCATGCCACGAACCAGGGCACCGGGAAGCCGCGGTGGTCGAGCCGGAGCCGGCGGATGCGGGCCGGCGCCTCGATCTGGGCGATGCTCGGGTGTACCGGGCAATGTGGTCGGTCCAAACGAGTTTGGACCTGAGCCGCAAGGTTGCGTCGTTTGCTTTCGCCCATTGGTTACTCCCTCACCCTTGCCGCTTCCACCAGCTTGAACAGAGCGGTTGTGGCCGCGGGGTCAGCGGCGCAGCCGCGCTGCTCAAGCTCCCGCAGGAGGAGCCGTTTCAGCTCCTCCAGTTCGGGCTCGCTGAACACGACTGGTTTTGGCGCTGCGCGCATCTCTCCTCCGTCCGTCCCACAGATTATAGAGGCGCCATCGCCCATGCCCAAGATGGACGACATGACGCTGTGCTCGCTGCTGTCGGCGCAGATTGCGGCGGCAGGCGGCGACAACAGCTCGTCGCTGGCAACGAGCCGCATCAACGCGCTGCGGTATTACCGCGGCGACCCGCTGGGTTCGGAGGTCAAGGGGCGCAGCCAGGTCGTCAGCCGCGACGTGGCGGAGGCGATCGACCAGAGCATGCCGGCTCTGATGGAGATCTTCGAGACCACGGCCGAGATTTGCAGGTTCGAGCCGAATATCTACTACAACATGCCGGCGGATGAGGTCAGCAAGCGCTGCGCACAAGCTGACCAGGCCACCGAATACGTTAATCGATGCTGGAGAAAGAGCGACGACGGGTATCTGACGAGCTATGCCTGGATGCACGACGCGCTGCGCTTCAAGAACGGCATCATTAAGATCTGGTGGGATGATACACCAAAGGTGACGCGCGAAGTTTATCGCGACCTCTCCGACCTGTCGGCGCAGATGCTGGCGGAGGAAGAAGACGTCGAGATCGTCGATCTCCAATCGCGTCCGGATCCGCAGGCGCAGGCCGCAATGATCGTGGCCGGGCTCGCCGGCATGGTGCCGCAGGGACCGCCGGACGGGATGATGGTGCCGCCGCCGGGCATGCCCCCGGGTATGCCGGGACCGCGTTTAAACGGTGCCGGGCCTCCCGGCGCACCTCCGCCCCCTCGAATGCCCCCGCAAGGCATGATGCCCCCGGGCTCGATGCCCCCGGGCTCGATGCCCCCGGGCTCGATGCCCCCGGGCTCGATGCCCCCGGGCTCGATGCCAATGGGGCCGCCTCCTGGGCCGCAAGGCCCGCCGCCAGGCATGGCTGGGCCGCCCGGTCCCCAACCGAGCGCGGGGCCGCCACCTGTTCCTCCCCCGGATGGTGCGGCTCCAGGCCCGGCCATGCCGCCAGGGATGATGCCGCCGGGACCGCTGGGGCCGGGCCCGCAGGCCATGCCGCCCCAAATGGCGCCCCCCTTGGCGCCAAATGGGGGGCCGCAGGTCCACGACATGGTCGTGCGGCGGACCAACATGGAGGGCCGCATCCGCATCGCCGCGGTGCCGCTTGACGAGTTCCTGATCTCGGCGCGCAGCTCCAAGCTCGAGGGCAACGGGTTCACCGCGCACCGCTACCTGCAGCCGGTCGGCGAGCTGGCGCAACGCTTTCCGGATTTCGCGGACGAGATCATGGCGCTGCCCGGAGGCCACGCCACCGGCGACATCGCGCGGATCGACCGCTACGCCGATCAGGACCAGGGCGACGAGGACGGCGAGGAATTTGACGAGACCCGCCGGCGCGTGTGGGTCGTCGAGGCTTTTATCCGGTGTGATTACGACGGCGACGGCTATGCCGAGATGCGTGCCGTCGTGTCGGCCGGCGAGAGCGACGGCGCGGACTTGATTTTGCAGAACGAGGAGGTCGACGACAACCCGTTCTGCTCGCTGACGCCGTACCCGGAGCCGCACGCTTTCTGGGGCGGGTCGTTGACCGAGAAGGTCTCCGACATTCAGGAGATCAAGAGCGTTTTGGTCCGCGGCGCCTTGGACACGGTCTACAACGCCAACGCGCCGCAGTTGGCCGTCGACCCGGCCAGGGTCACGATCGACGACCTCGTGACCCGGCGGCCGGGCGGCATCGTGCGGATCACCGGCAACCCGGCCGACGCGATGCAGGCGATCCCGACATTGCCGGTGGCGGCCGACGCCTACACGATGATCGCGATGATGGACTCGGTGCGCGAGGTACGCACCGGGCTGCGCCGCTTCGCACAAGGCCCCGGCGCCGATGTATTGAACAACGCGTACACCGACACGGCGACCGGCGCGATGCTGGTCGACGACAGCACAAAAGAGCGCATCCGGTTTATCGCCAGGAATTTCGCCGAGACCGGATACAAGCGCGCGATGAGGTTAATCCTCAAGCTCGAAAGCATGCATCGCAAGAAGCCGACGATGGAGAAGATCGGCGGGCAGTATGTCGAGATAAACCCGCGCGAGTGGGATACCGGGATGCTGATGACGGTGACCGTCGGGCTCGGCACCGGGAGCCAGGAGCGGCTCGGCAAGAACATCCTGGCGATGCTGGCCCTCGACGAGAAAATCATAACATTTCAGCAGGGCCTCAACGGGCCGCTTCTCTATGCCGAGCACTTGCACGCGAAGCTGAAAAAATTGGTCGAGTACACCGGGCTCGGGACGGTGGATCCGTACTACGCCGACCCATCCGCGCCGCCGTCGCACCCGCCGCCGCCCGACAAGCCCGACCCGACGATGGCCCTGGCGCAGGCGCAGATCCAAGTGCAGCAGCAGAAGGCGCAGATCGACGGCCAGATCCAGATGCAGAAGGCGCAGCTCGACGCGCACACGATGCAGCAGAAGGCCCAGCTCGAGGCCCAGATGGGTCAGGCCAAGCTGCAGGCCGAGCTGGACGCCCAGCGCCAGAAGGCGCAGCTCGAGATGGAGCTCAACCAGCGCCGCGCCGAGCACGAGATGCGGCTCGAGATGACCCGGGCGCAGGCGCAGGCCGACATCGAGAGCATGCGGGCTCAGCACGAGGCCGCGGACGACATGCGAGATGCCCAGGTCAAGCGCGAGATCGACGTCGCCAAGGCCAACGCGGACATTGCGGCAACCGCGGCCCGGGCGCAGGCGCAACCGGCACCGCAGATGGAGCTGTAGCCGGTGGCCGATCTGCGCTCCTGGCTCGCGTCGCTGATGGGCGACGATCCGGAGGGTGAGGGCGCAGCGCAGGCGTCGAGCGCAATGGAGCCGGCGATCGAGGGCTACGGGCGCGATGTCGCGTCCGGAGACTACCTGCAGAAGGGGCTCGCCAGCCTGATGGGCTCCTACGGGTGGGATCCGGAGATGAGCCCGCGCGAGAACGCGGTTGCGATGGCAAAAGACCCGAGCCAGCTCGACACGGCGACCAACGTCGCGATGGGCGTCGGGCCTGGCGCGATCCGGGCCTATCACGGCAGCCCGCACAGCTTCGACCGCTTTGATAGCAGCAAGATCGGCTCCGGCGAGGGAGGCCAAGCGTATGGAACGGGTCTTTATTTTGCGGAGCACGAGCCGGTGGCGCGGAGCTATCGGGATGGTCTCAGCCAGACGGCAATTCAGATCGGCGACCAGAAGCTCGTCCCGGCGCGGGGCTCCCCGGAATATATAGCTCTCGCGCATCTGGAAAATGCGGCCGATATGCAATCATCCGCGCCCTATGCGAGTGCGTTGAAAACATTGCGCAGTGGATATGAAGCTGTACCAGATACTCCAACCGGCACGGCCAGGAAAGACATGGAGAACGCCATCCGTGTGCTTGGAGAATGGCAGGACAAGGGAGCGAAGCTAACGCCGGCCGGCAGCATGTACGAAGTCAACATCAACGCCGACCCGCAGCGGTTTCTCGATTGGGACAAGCCGCTGAACGCCCAGCCGGAGATCCTCGACAGGCTGTCCGGATCTCGCCGCAAAGCGGTAAGAGGGATGCTTTCGTCATTGCCGTATCAAGAGCCGACGCGGACGTCGTATGGCGTCGACATCGGGCCGGTTACGGGCAACACGCTCTACAGCGGGCTTTCCTTCGACCTTACGGGACGGCCTTACAGTAGGCAGGCGTCCGAGGCCCTCCGCGCGGCAGACATCCCCGGCATCCGCTACCTCGACCAGAGCTCGCGTGTCGTGCCGGGCCAAATTTCGATCAATCGTAAAATAATGAACGATCCCAGCGTGTCGCAAGCGATGCGAGATCAAGCCAAAGTGGATTTGGCGAAATGGGAAAGCGAAAATACGACCAGCAATTTCGTGACCTTCCCCGGCAACGACCATCTGATCGAGATCCTGCGCAAGTACGGCCTCCTGGGCACGCTCGGGGCCGGCACTGCGGCAGCCTCGAGCCCTTACGCCGGGATCATGCAAGGCGGGGAGCAGTAGCCGATGGCAATCCTACCCTCCTGGCTGCGCTCGATCCTGGGCGACGACCCGGAAGCTGCCGGCGCTGCCGCCTCGTCGCAGGCGATGGAGCCGGTGGTCGGGGGCTACGGGCGCGATGTCGCGTCCGGAGACTACCTGCAGCAGGGGCTCGCCAGCCTGATGGGCGCCTATGGGTGGAACCCGGAGCTGAGCCCGCGCGAGAACGCGGTCGCGATGGCAAAAGACCCGAGCCAGATCGATGCCGCAACCAATGTCGCGATGGGCGTCAGCGGCGGCGGTCTCGGGACTAAGACGCCCAAGGCGCCGTCTGCGGCGCGCTCCGATCTGCCGGCGCCGAATATCGGCAAGGGCACCGAAACGCCGCTGTTCGATTACTCGCGTCTTACCGAGCGGCCCGACGTGCCGCAGGAGCCGGTCGAGCGGATGCCGCCGCCGGCCAAAGGCGTGCCCGACTGGGCCAAGTCGCAGATTGAAGACCCTGCGATGAGGGAGCAGTACAAGGCGGTCTTGAAGACGGGGCGCGAGGTTGGCGGCGACCAGAACACGCTCGGGTGGTGGAATACCTTCCCTCTTCGCGAGCGCTATATCGGCGAGTTTGGCGAGCAGGCAGGCGACGCCAAGTGGCGCTCAAATATGAATATGTGGTCGGCGACATCCCCGCGGACCGACTTCCCGCAGAATATCAAGCAGGGCTCCTATTTCGAGAATTTGCTGGCGGAAGGCAAGCCGCTGCCGGAGCTGGTCAAGAAGTATCGAGAGGGCAGCACAACCCAGTTCAACTGGGTGCCGACGTCGTCGGCGCCGCCGGGTTACAAGAATTTCCCGATGCACATTCAGAATATCGAAAATCTGCTGCAGCCGGATCGCGTCACGATCGGCAACCAGTATCCCCTGACCAACCCGAAGCCGACGTCAATGGCGCAAAACCTCGTAGGCAACTGGTCAGTGCCGACGGTCGATGTCCGCGATCTGCGGGCGATGGGCATGAAGACCAAGGGCGGTGCGGCTATGGAAGCCGTCGATCCCACCTCGCTCTATGGCTACATCGAAAACAACTTCCACCAGCCGTTGGCAAAAGAGCTCGGGATGGAGCCGGCGCAGATGCAGTCGACGACCTGGGTTGGCGTGCCGGAGTATTTTAAGGGCACCGACCTCTCGGGGACGACGCCGGCGATCGGCACGCTGGAAGAGCGCGTCCGGCGCACGGCTTCGATCATGGGATTGACGCCGGAGCAGGTATTCCAGCGCAGCGTCCTGCGGAAAGAGTTCCCTCTACTCTCCGCCGGAGGGGCCGCCGCCCTGATGGGCGGGAGCAAAGACGATGACGAGCGTACCTCCGTCAAGTGAGTACCGGCGCTGCTCTTTGAGCGCTCCGGCGTCGATCAACGAGCGGGCGTCGCCGGAAGCGATTTCCGCAGTTTCGTCCCAAGCCTCGGGGAGATCCTCGGGCGGCCGATCGGTAGCGATCCACCACGCATCGGTGTTCTCAAGCCGGCACAGATAACCGCGCTCGCGGATCAGCTCCAGCACCTCTTCCCGGCCGGTTGTTTCGTCCATCTCGCACCTCTCAAAGGGGCACAATGATAGCACAAACCGCCCTGTTTCGGCGCGGCATCGCTACGGTTTTTATCTAATGCCCGCGTGGCTGGTGTGGCTGTGGGCGCACCTGCCGCCGCCGCGCCTCAGGCCGGAGCCCGAGCTGCCGGCGCCGCAGTGGCGCATCGAGCCGCACGAGATGCGCGCGGCCGGCGACCAGCTCGAGAGCGCCGTCGCCCGCGGCCAGGCCGCCAAGCGGCTGCTCGAGGACGAGGTGCTGCAGTGGGCGCTAGGGCAAATGCGCCAGCTCCTCAACAACGCCTGGGAGCTCTCCGACGTCCGCGACCCTGACCGGCTGCAGCTCCTGCGCCTCAAGCTCGACCTGCTGAAGGAATTTTATATTCAACTCGAATTGTTGATCGCCGGCGGCGAATTGGCCGCCGACAGGATCAGGGATCTCGAGCGCGAGAGGGAGCACCGCGACCGCTACGGCCGCGACCCGGTCGTCTGATAGGTGCCAGGGGCGCCAAGGTGGACCGGACGCCCCTGGCTTTCCCCTAAGCGGCTACGGTCCACCGGCAGGCTTGGGGAAACTCGATTGTTTAGGTCGTCCGCGTCTGAGCCCGGCCCGCTCCCTCGGGCGGGAGCAGCATCTCCACCGTCCCCTCGGGCTCGGCCGAGCTTTTCTCCAGCGCCGCCGTCGCCGCACGCCGCGCCTCCGCGCGACCGGCCTCGAGCGCGTCCTCCTGATTGGCCGGGTTGAGTGAGGCAGACCGGAGCGCCAGGCCGCACGCCTCCTCCATCCTCCGCTTGGCCCGGTCCCAGTGTGAGCCCGAGTAGCAATACGGGTCCACCTCATCGATTAGCCGGTCGAACGCGGTTGTGATCTTGGCCGCCGCCTCGCGGCCTTTGTCGTTGAGCGCGGGCGTTTCAAAACCTGCGTCAGCCATCTGCTTCTCCATCGTTAAACTCCCCTTAGTATAACACACGGACGACAGGAATGTTTAAACGCCTCCTTTTGGGGTCGGGCGAAGCTTTGCATCGCCCTGAGTTGCCGCTCGACTATTGCCCGCCCTCTTTGTGCCACTCCGATAATGGAGCGGCCGACATCATGGGCGGCGGCGGCCTCGACGCCTTGGTGGATAACATCGTCGACAAGCTGGACGACAAGCCGAAAGGCGATGGCGCCGCTGAAGACGAAGAGCAGGATCAGGCCCCGGCAGAAGCCGGGGATGCTGACGTCGCACCTGAGGAAGATCAGCCCAGCGACGAAGAAGACGACGAAAAGCCCGAGCCGGACGCAGGTCCGCCCATCGAGCCGCCGCCGTTTTGGGACAAAGAGCAGGCCGAGCACTGGCAGAAGCTCCCTCGTGCGACCCAGGAGTACATCCGCTCGCGGGAGGGACAACGTGACGGTGAGGTCCGCCGGCTTCAGTCCGCATTCGCCGAGGTCCGACAGGCTTTTGAGCCCGAGGTCCAGGCGACACGACAAGAGCGGCAACGCTATGTGGAGCAGGCTACAACCTACATTTCCTTAGCTGAGCAGTTTGATCCCGTTCTGACCGCAGGCCAGAATTTGGATTGGACAAAAGCGGCAGCAGAAGACCCTGCCGGAACGCAACAACTCTGGTTTGCTTACCAACAGCGCCGGGCGCATTTCGACGCCGCCGTCAAGCAACGCGATGCGATCGACGCGCAAATAACTCACGAGAAGCTGGCCCAGGAGGGCATCAAGCTCGTCCAATCCATGCCCGAGTGGCACGGAAAAGACCAAGCCGAAACCCTTCAAAAGGCGAAAGAGGGCCTCGACATAGTTCGAGCTTTCGCGGTTAAGCAATACGGGTTTAAGCCGGCCGACGTCGCCGTCATACGCGACGCACGGGTGGCAAAAGCGTTCGAGGACGCGCGCAAGTACCACGAGATGGTGGCACAGCAAACCACTACTCAGGCACAGCGCACCGCAGCCCGCCAAGCGACTGCGGACAAGCGTCAGGCCCCGACGCCGCGCCTTGCGGCCTCGCCGGGCAACAGCGAAGGAAACACAGGCCAAGCAGCCCGCCCACAGCGCAATGCCATGCGCAAACTTGGACGCGATCCGCGCCAGCCACTGGACGTGCGCATCGACGCGATCTTGTCCCAGATCTAGGGCTGATCATGGCTATCCAACAAAACGCGTTTCTTACCTTCTCTGCCGTCGGGAACAGGGAAGACCTGGCTGATCAAATTTACCTTATAAGTCCTGTAGATACCCCCTTTCAGGACGCGATCAGCAAGAACAAAGCTACCGCTGTCATGCATAAATAAAGTCCACTTGTGCATGTAAAATCCGACTATTTGCTGGAAACCCCTAAAGCCGTCCGTACTCGCGAAAGCAGTGACAATCGGCCGGATGTTACAATGGGCAATCAGCAGGGAAGACGGCTGGGTACATTAGCCGGACCCTCAGAGACTATATGTCGGACGCCTCCGCTCGGCGGGGGATGATGATAGAGCCCGACCTCCGGTGAGAGCCGGAGAGCCCGCAGAAATGACGGGCCGCCATCGTTTATGATGGTCAGAGGCGCTTAATCGCGGCGCCGAAGTAACAGCTCCCTTGGAGTGGCAGAGCGATCAACTTGCTGCTGCGGGTCCAAACGCGCAGCTTGAAGGTGACGACAGCGGCACGGCCGGGTTCTTCCAGACCGTGACGCCGACGACGAGGCTTGGCAATCGCTGCCAGATTTCCTCGAAAAACTGTGTGATCTCGGGCACGCAAAATGCAGTTAATACTGCCGGGCGCCGCCGCGAGATCGTTTACCAGCTTACAAAAAGAAACAAAGAGATCCGCAGGGACATGGAGTTCGTGCTGATCCACAACAACAATGTTGTGCCGAATGCTGGTAACAGCACAACCCCCCGCGTGCTGCGGTCGCTTATTCAATGGTACGCGACCAACACGTCACGCGGCGCCACCGGAGCCAATGGCGGCGCTGCCGCTGCAGTTCAGGATGGCACGCAGCGTGCGCTGACCGAGGCCCTGGTGACGGGGCAGATACAGGCGGCGTGGACGCAGGGCGGCGAGATCGACCTGATCATGTGCGGTCCCAGCAACAAGGTGAATATCAGTAAATTCACCGGCAACGTGCAAAGGGTGCAAGACACTTCCGACGCACGTCTGATGACCAACATCGAGATCTATCGCTCGGATTTCGGTACGCACAAAGTCGTCGCCAACCGCTTCCAACGTGACCGGGAAGTTCACCTTCTCGACACGTCCCTGCTCGCCCTCTCTTCACTGCGGCCGTTGAAGACCATCGACCTGGCGGTGACTGGAGATAGCGAGAAAGGCTAAACCATTGGCCCTTCAGGCGGCGACGCCTGTCGAATAACCGGGTGAATTGCTGGGAAACCCCACCGGGTAATGCCGAGGGCAATCAGCAGCCAAGCCGCATATGTAACGCGCAAGCGCCAGGGATGCGGAAGGTCCAACGACTAGGCCGTGACGAAAGAATAATCGGCCCACGAGCGCCCGGCCCTCACTGCCAGGATCGGCAATGAGGTGCTGATATAGTCTGAGCTGCCGTGTGAGCGGCAGAAGCACGGATAAAGAGCCGCGCGATAACATTCCTGATATGGTAACCGAGTACACTTTGGAAGTGAGGAACGAGGCTGGGCTCGCGGTCGTCGCGGATCTGCTTTAGTTTCTGAGCTACGTTCCGTTCCGCCTGCGTCAAATTGACGTAGATTAGGGACATGTGTCTCTCGATATAATGGCCTCGTTGCCATTATATCGGGAGATGCGAAATGCCAAGGCCAGCTACAGAATTGCGATCGGGGGAGCGATACGGACGGCTCCTTGTGGAGGAGCGCGCCGGGTCGATCAACCGGCACGCCGCATGGCAGTGCCTTTGCGACTGCGGCAAGCGTGTCGTCGTTTACGGCTCGTTTCTGAAGAGCGGGAAAACCAAATCCTGCGGCTGCTGGCGGCAGGACATGCCGGGGTTAATGAATACCCGCCACGGGCAGGCAAAAAAGGGCCAGCGGACCCGTGTCTATCGCGCATGGCTCGCAATGCGGACCCGCTGTCTCGACCCGAAGGCCGTTAATTTCGCGCGGTACGGCGGCGCCGGCGTCACGGTCAGCGATGAATGGGCGGCATCCTTCGATGCCTTCTATCGCGACATGGGTGATCCGCCGACTGAGCAGCACACGATCGAGCGATTGGATAATGCCCTCGGCTATTCAGCCGCCAACTGTACCTGGGCGACACATGCCGAGCAGGCCGTCAATAAGCGGCCTTCCATCCGCAAGTATCACGGCAAGCCTGAGACTAACCTGAGGGGAGAGGACAATCCGCGGTCGCGGCTCACTGAGGCTGCGGTGCGCGAGATCCGGTCCCACAAGGAGACGCTGGCGGTCTATGCCGAGCGCTACGGCATGTCGATCAACACCATCAAGGCCATCAGCGCCGGCAGGCTCTGGAGGCACGTCGTATGAGCGACACAACCTCCGCGCTCGATATTCGCGAGAAGATTGCGCGCATCGATCTTATGCTGGCGCAGCACGATCAGGCGCGCGTCAGCATAAACGACATTCTGGCTCGCACCGACCTGACCCTGGCGCAGCACAACCGGGTCCGCCAGGAGATCGGCATGGCGCCGTGGGTGCTGGTCGTGTCCAGCGTAACTGCGGGTGCGGCTTTGTTTGCCGCCGCCTTCGCGTTCGCGCGCCTGTTCACATGACCGGCCGTGACACCGACGTCGCCGCCTGGGCCGCGGAGCAGGCCGAGAAGCTGCGCGATGCGGCCAGGACCGGGACCAACCTGCCGCTTGATTGGGAGCACATTGCCGAGGAGATCGAGAGCGTGGGCGTGTCGCAACGGACTGCCCTGCGCAGCCAGATTTTCCGGATCGTCCGGCACTTGCTCAAGCTGCAGTTTTCCCCGGCCAGTGATCCGCGCAGCTCGGTCGTAGCGAGCTACGACCTGAGGTGGCGCAACTCGATCCGCGACGGGCGCAAGCAGGTCGACGACCTGTTGACCGACAGCCCGAGCCTGCGGAGCCAGGTGGAGCCTGTCCTGGCGCAGGAAATGTCCAAGGCGGGCAAGCGCGCGATCGAGGACATGCGGGAGCACGGCGAGGTTGGCGGCGACACCGAGGCGGCGCTGCGTGCGGCCCGGTACACGCCTGAGCAGGTGCTCGGCGACTGGTTTCCGCCATGACCGACATTTCGGTGTTCGCGACGCTGGCGGCGCTGATCATCGGCGGCTTCAGCTTCATCGCGTTTCTGTTCACGCGGGTCGACAGGCGGCTCGATCGGCATGAGGACAGGCTCGACGCGCTCAGCGCGCAGATGCAGACGCTGCGCACCGAGATGCGGGCCGACAGCGCCGCGCTGCGCCGGGATCTTGCGGAGGAGTTTCGGGCTCAGCGCGCCGAGGCCGCAGCCCAGATCGCCGCGGTGACGAATGCGATCATCGCCAGCCGCGGGGCGACGTAGGATCGAGGAAGGGGCCAACCCGTCTCCAGGCTGGCCCCAACCCGCTACGCCCTGACTATCTTGACGGTAATCCGCAAGATAACCATGATCCGCAGCAGGAGCTTCCGATGCGTCCTCATCGGCGCGCTCCTCAAGGGCCGGCTGTTTACCCAGCCGGATCAGGCGCCGGCTGGCCCACCCAGCCGGCGTTTCTATTATAGCCCGATCATCCCGGCACCGTCTCGAAAGTGTAGGCGAAGCGTTCGAGGTCGGGCGTGAAATCCATGATCTCGGCGAGCGTCCCGAGCTGCTCGGGGCCTAACGCCATCTCTCCATAATCCAGCGGCTCGATGCCGAGCGCCTCGATCACCTGATCTCGCAGGCGCGGGCGCACCTCGATCATTCGACACCAGCGATCCGTGCGCCGGTCGTACAGCACGACGTAGTAGTGCGGGCCCCCGTGTAGCTCGGCCACGTCTCCGACCCTCCTGCTTATTCTTTAAAGGACACAGCATGGCACAAGGCCAGCAGCGGCGGGTCAATGCCCCGATCCGCGGATTTCACATGACCGAGGCGGAGAGCGAGCTGCTCGCGACGCGCGGCGTCGAGGGGCCGAATGCGCTGCAGTTGATGCGCGCGATCGAGGCAACGCCGCCTGACGTGATGGAGCTCAGCGAGGCCGATCTCGCCGACACGGTGCTGGTGCGGTGCGTGGTCGACACGCGCCCCTGGACGCACGAGCGGGCGCTGCGGGACGGCGAGGAGGCCAAGGTGCCCAGGAAGGTCGCCGAGCGCATGGCCGAGAACATGCAGATCCGCATCTTGGGAGACAAATAATATGCCTGTGATCCACTGCCCCGAGCAGGGCGGCGGCGCGTCGGCACGCCTTGCCGGGCGCCGCATCGGCTACGCCCACCCGACCAACCAGGGCCTCAACGTGTTCTGCGGCCAGATCACGACGACCGACGTCGGGCCGAAAGTCATCGGCACCATCCCGGCCGGCGGCATCCCGGCGTTCCTGTCTTGGTCGGGGCGAGCCGACAGCAATGCCGGGTCGACGGCCACGATCTCGGTCGGCTTCTTCAATGGCACCGGGGTCGAGCTGATGGGCCAGACAAGCGTCAAGGCGGGCTCGGCGACGCAAAATTTCCCGGCCGCCGGAGCCGTGATGCACCAGGCCCTGGCGACCGACACGCCGATCACCGTGAGCTATGCCGAGACCGGAGCCCCGGCAACCGCCGGCGGGCCGTGGACGGTGACCGTCGGCTATTTCATGCCGGGCTGATGCGATGACGGAGCGCCTGCTTCTCGACCAGCACTCGGGCTGGGACGAATACCTCGTTCAGGACGCTGCCGACGAGAGCCGCTACACGATCGAGATGGAGGCCGACGTCGAGCCCGTCGTCGAGCGCAACAAGCGCCTCTATGACCTCGACGACCGCGGCTACACGCCGAGCCGCAGCATGCAGCATGTGGCGAGCTTCCCGCCGATCGTGATCGAGATCTTCAAGCAGCGCTACGGGGCCGATCCCCTGAAGAAGGGTAACGAGGCCCTGTTGAACAGGCTTTTGAACGATCCCGATTTGCGGTTTTTCCGCACTGCGCCAGGGTGGATTTGAATGGCGATCAGCAGCTTCCTGCAGCTCCGAAATACTGTGCTGCGGTTTCTCGGCCGCCCGGGCGACCTGCTGATCAGCAACGACATTCCGGATATGGTCCGGCTGTTCGAGGTGCATGCCGACCGCGTGCTCAAAACGCGCTGGCAGGAGGCCGAGGCGGAGCTGCTGCCGGACGAGGGCTCCAAGACGGTCCCCCTACCGCTCGACTTCCGCGAGCTCAGGTCGATCCGCACAACCAGTGCCGATCCCGAGATCAACATGCGGTATTTGGCGCCCGATCAGGTGACGGCGGCCGCATCGACGCCTTCATCCGGCAAGTATTTCACGATCGAGGGGCTGAAGTTGCGCCTGTCCGACCCGGCCGGCGCCGGGACCGTCATCACGATCGGCTACATGCAGGGCATCATGCCGCTGTCGGGCGCCGCGCCGACCAACTGGCTGCTGGCAAACCATCCCGACGCATACCTGTTCGGCGCGCTGACCGAGGCCGAGATGTTTCTCGCGAACGACGATCGCGTGGCGGGCTGGATGAAGCGGCGCGATATGGCCCTGTCCTCGATCATCGCATCCGACGCCGAGGCGCGATGGGGCGGCGGCGGCATCCAGATGCGGCCCGACTGGCAAATGCCGAGGACCATCTGATGCCGGTGTTTCCGGTCGGGGATTGGACGCCGGACCAGCCTCCGACGGGCCAGATCGGCGAGGCCGGTACTGTCAAGTACAGCATGCTCGTTAAAAACGTCGTGCCGCTGACCGAGCAGAGCTACGGCCCGTTGCCGGGGCCTGTGCCGTTCACGGCGCCGCTGGGAGCGCGCGTTCAGGGCCTGTACACGGTGCGCGGGGACGACGGCCAGGGCAACATATTCGCGGGCGACGCCAGCAAGCTGTACCGGCTGATCGGCAATGCCTCGTCCTTCTCCGACGTGTCAGGCGCCACCTACGCATGCCCGGCGCCCGGCGCGGGCTTCTGGTCGATGACCAGTTTCGGCTCGAGGGTGGTGGCGACCGACCTCGCCGACCCGGTGCAGTCGATGCTGCTCGGCGTGGACACGCATTTCGCCAGCCTGGCTGCGTCGGCGCCCAAGGCGCGCTTTGCGGCGGTGATCCGCGATTTTCTGTTCTTGGGCAATCTCGACGACCCGGTCGACGGGCGGTTGCCCTCGCGCCTGCAGTGGTCGGCGATAGGCGACCCGACCAATTGGCCGACGCCAGGCACCGACGTCGCGGTCCAGCTGCAGTCCGACTATCAGGATCTGGAGCAGCAGGATCTGGGGCCGATCACCGGGCTCGTCGGGCCGGTCAGCAACGCGCACGGCATCGCCTTCTGCGAGCGCGGCATCTACCGCATCACCTACCAGGGCTCGCCGCTGATCTTCAGCTTCGACGTCGTCGAGGGGGCGTCGGGCACAATGGCGCCGCAGTCGATCGTGCCGCGCCATATCCGGACGCAGGCCGGCATCTTCGCTGTCGCCTACTACCTGGGGTCGGACGGTTTTTATGCTCACGATGGGGCCAGCGCGATGCCGATCGGCTCGGGCAAGGTCGACCGCTGGTTTTTCGACACCGTCGATCCGCATTACCGCTACTCGATCGTCGGCTCCACCGACCCGACGCGGCAGCTGATCGTGTGGGGTTTTGCCTCCAAGCAGTCGGCCAATGGCATGCTCGACCGGCTGCTGATCTACAACTGGGCCTTGGCGCGCTGGTCCTATGGGGAGCTCGATGCGACGCCGCTCGAGACCATCGGGCGCTCGCTTTTCAGCACATACAGCCTCGACCAGCTCGACGCCGTCGGCAACCTCGACACGCTGACGCCATCGCTCGACGCCGGGTACTGGGTCGGCGGGCGCTCGATCCTGGCCGGCACCGACGCGCAGCACCGTTTAAACTATATGGCGGGGCCAAACCTGGCGCCGCTGTGCGAGACCGCCGAGCTGCAGCCGGTGGCGGGCAGGCGTGCCTTGGTCCGCATGGCGCGAGCCCTGACCGACGGGCAGAAGGCGACCATCGAAACCGGGCACCGGGAATTGCAGTCCTTGCCGGTGATCTACGAGCCCAAGGTGCGGGAGAACGAAAACGGGACGTGCCCGCAATGGGCCAGCGGGCGCTACATCCGGTTTCGCTTGGGATTGCCGGCGGGGACCGATTTTGAGCACATCCAGGGGGTGGACACGTCCGACGGCGACATCATTCCGGCGGGTCGCAGATGATGCCTCCCGCGATGCCTGACGACGCCAGCGACAAGATCACCCGGCGCTGGATGCACTGGTTTCTCGCCCTGCCCGACGAGCAGCAGACCGAGCTGATCGCGTACTGGCACGAGACGGCCAATCTGCCGGGCCTGCAGCGCGAGCACCGTCACGCCAACTACGCACGGCGCAGGGCACTGATCGAGCGCTCCAGAGCGCTGGGATACGATGGAGCCCCATGAGGGGTCAGGAGATGCCCTCGACCAAGCGCAGGAGCCGCGACGCGTCGGGCAAGTGATCGAGCCCCATGAGGGGTCAGGAGACGCTGGGAGGCGCCAATGGACGTCCGCTCTTGGTCGCCGGTGGCGGCCAGCAACAATGCCCCGCCGCCCGACGGGTGGCCGGAGAATATGGTGCCGTCAGGGGTCAACGACGCGGCGCGCGAGATGATGGCGGCGCTGAAGCGCTGGTATGACCGCGCCAATGCCACGCTGACGTCAGGCGGCACGGCCAGCGCGCAGACCCTGACCTACCCGGTTGCGCCGGTCTCTTACAATGTGGGGGACTGCTACACCTTCTTCTCCGGCTTCACGGTCACGGGCGCGACGAGCCTCGCCATCAACGGGCTGGGCGCCAAGCCGATGCGGCGCGGCCCGAATAGCTTGACGGCGGGCGCCATCGTAGCCGGCCAGGTCGTGCTGGCATTTTACGATGGGAGCGAGTTTCAGGTCGTCGCGATGGCGCCGCCGTGATCAGCGAGCCCGGCATCAGGCATACCGAGGCGCTGGCCCGCGGCGCCGAATTGGTCGTGGCCGAGATGCAGTTTCGGATTGCCCGAGCCCGGCGCGAGATGGATGCGGCTCGCAAGGTCGCTCCGGGCGGCTACGGGCACGGGTACGAGGCCGGCAGCCTCGACGCCTACACGCAGGTGCTCGACTTCCTCGTCGAGCGCTGCTCGTGACTGCGCCCGGCTACCCGCCCGTATCGGAGTGGCGCGCGAGCGGCCGTTGGGACCAGTGGCTGCGCGAGCTGGCGCAGGCGGTCAACCTGCTGCTCAGAGGCAAGGCCAACTGCACGAGCCGGGTCGTGCTTACGGCCGGGGCCTCGTCCACCGTGCTGACGGACGAACGCATCGGAATGTACAGCGTGTGCATCCTCGAGGCCGAGACGGCTTCCGCTGCGGCGGCGCGCGCCGCCGGGCTGTGGGTTGTGCCGGAGAGCGGGCGGGCCGTGATCCACCATCCGGCCAGCGCGGCCGGGGATATGGTGTTCCGCGCAATTATAATGGGCTAGAGCAGGCCGGGCGGTGCCCAGCAGCCCGCCTCGTTCGGGCGCGGCCCCCAGGTCGGCAACCAGAAGCGGCTGTGCGCCCAGCTCCGCAGCCGTGGAGCCCAGTTGACCGGCGGCGGCAGTGCGTCCTGCTCCAATCCTGATTTGGAGCGCTTTTCTTCATACTTAGATGGATATGCTTCCTGTCTTGCCCCGTGTGAAACACCCTGTTTCACGGCTGGTGAAACACCCTCCGCCGCCGCCGGTTTTGGCTGCTCCCGCCAGCGCAGCCGGTACGTCTCGGCCAGCGTGTAGTGGTAGACGCGACCGGCTTTTCGGGTCCGCGTGAAACACCCTTGGTCGAAGAGCCGCTTCAGCCAGCGACAGACGGTCGCGACCGACTTCTTCGCGGCAGCTGCCAGGGTCCGCATCGAGGGAAAGCAGCGCCCCTCGCGGTCGGCGTAGCGAGCCAGCCGCACCAGCAGCCAGCGTGGGCCGTCGGCGATGTCGAGGGCGTCGTAATCGTCAAAGGGAACGGCGGTGATCGTAAACATGCCGGCGGCTCCGAGAGGACGCACGTCGCCTGTGGCAAGAAACCCCTTGCAAAATTCGCCGGCCTGTCGGAGGATCGGTTTGCTAGACACGGATCCTTCGGCTTTGGCCGGTTATTTGGGGCGCCACAGGAATGGGGCGCCTCTTCTAATTCATGGGTTAATTCCCATCAGCGCGCGGGATGCGCGCAACCCCACTTTCGCCCGAAACCGGCCCGCACGCAACCTTTGTTGCGCCATTTCGCGCGCCTGAAATGATCGTGGTCTCCACTGTCCCGACCAGGCTGGTCGAGGAGGCATGGCGGCGCGGGGCGGCGAAGTGGATCGACGGCGCCATACGGCGCGAGCAGCCGGCGCGGATCGGGCTCGAGCACGTCCTGGCCGATCTACTGGCCGAGAAGGGCACGCTGTGGATCGCGTTTGATGCCGACAACCGGGCCGACCCGGTGGATATGGCGGCGATCAGCCAAGTGATCGAGCACCCGCTGCTGCGCGAGTTCCGCATTCCCTGGATTGGGGGCCGCAAATTGTGGCGCTGGGTCCACGAGCTCGACCGGATGACGACCGACATGGCGCGGGCCGAGCGCTGCACCGTAATGACGGGCGCCACCCGCGCCGGCTGGCGCCGTTTTGGCTACAAGCCGGTCGGGGTGCTGCTCCAAAGGATACTGTGATGACCAAATCCGCCGGCAAGCAGACGACAACCACCAACAGCACGCCGTACAACTCGAGCTATTTGGACGACGTTTTCGGAAAGTCCCAGGATCTCTACTCCAACAACAAGGTCACCTACGACCCTAATCAGACATTGTACCAAAGCCCTTGGGAGCAGGCCGGGTATCAGGGGTTGGTGGACAACTCGGTGTACGGCCATACCGGGCAATACACCGTCCCGGCGGGCAACAAGATCTTTGAGGACGCCGCCTATGGAAATTACGGCGTCACGCAGTCCCCCGCCTACCTCCGAAACCTCGGCATTGCCGACGGCACTACGGCCGAGCAGGGGCGGATGGCCGACACGTCCGGCGCGCTCTCGACGCTGGGATCGGGCCAGGGCGCCTATTACGATCGCCTCAACAGCGCTACCGACAATGCGATATCGGGCAATCCCGGCACCGGCTACCTGACCGGAGAGGCGAGTGGCAGCTACCTCAACAGCAATCCCGGCTATCAGGGGCTGACGAACGTCGGCGCGGGCCAGTACCTGGGCGCCAACCCATCGTCCGGTTACTACGACGCCCAGAGCGGGGGCGCCTTCCTCAACAGCAATCCCGCAAATCAGTATTTCAACCAAACGGCGGCAGGCGCCTACCTCGGCGCCGATCCCTCGACCGGGTACTGGAACGACGTGAGCGGGGGCCGCTACCTCAACTCCAACCCGTACCTCGACAGCATGTACAATACCGCGGCGGATCAGGTGGCGCGGAAATACCAGACCGCGACAGCGCCGCAGGCCGACAGCGCCTACGAGAAAGCAGGCCGCTACGGGTCAGGGGCGCTGACCAACTCCCGCTCGCAGAACGAGCAAAACCTGGGCACCACGCTCTCGGGTTTGGCGAGCGACATCTACGGCAAGAACTACGCCGCCGAGCGCACGCTGCAGAGCCAGGATGCGGCCAACGCATCGCGCAGCTACGGCGCCGAGCGCGGCCTGATGGGCACGGCTGCGTCCAATCTGGGCTCAGCCTACGGCGCCGAGCGGACGCTGCAAAACCAGGGCGCCTCCCAGGCCGACCAGGCGTGGTCGAGCGAGCGCGGGCGCATGGACAGCGCTCTGACGGGGGCCGACACCGCATGGGGCCGCGAGCGCGGGCTGATGAACGACGCCTCGACGGCTCTCGGCAGCCAATACAATACCGGCATCAGCAACCAGCTCACGGGCTCCAATTATGGGTTGGAGGGTCAGCTGTCCGGCTACAAGGCCAGCGGGGCGCTCGACGCATCCAGCCTGGACGCCAAGCAGAAAGCGTTGGACTCGCTGCAGAAAGGCTACGACCAGGGCAATAGCACCGCCGTCAATGCGCTGGGACAATTCAGGAACGTCATCGCCGGCAACACCGACCCGTGGAGCTCGCTGATCAAGGGCGGCGAGGGCCTGTCCTCCTACGGCCAGGCCGGCGTGACCGACGACGTCAACAGGTATTACGGCAATGCCGAAGACGACTGGTACAACCTGAAAAACTACGCCGAGCTGATCGGGCAACCGATCAGCGGCACGTCGACGACCGAGCAGCCGCTCAAGAGCAACTGGGGCTCGAGCCTGCTGGGCGGCGTGTCGTCGCTCGCGGGGGCCGCAGGGAGCCTGGCGCCCTATTTCGGTTTTTCGGACGAGCGCCTCAAGACCGACATCGAGCCGATCGGCGAGCTCGACAACGGGCTGCCGATTTATCAGTACCGCTACAACTGGGAAGACGGCGAGGTCGACCCGCATGTCGGGCTGATGGCGCAGGACGTGGCGCTCCTGCACCCGGACGCCGTGCTGCGGACGCCGAGCGGCTATCTGGGCGTCGACTACGAGCGTGCGATCCGGCCACGGAGGCGATGAAAATGGCGTACCCCATCGACGACGACCTGTACAAATTGATGGCGGGCTCCGGCGGCAACACGCCGGCCGACCAACCTTTGTACCAAAACCTGGCCGGCAATCCGACGGCGCCCGATGCCGCCCCGGCCGCATCCGGGCCAAGCATTTGGAGCGCCCTGGGCGGCCTGGGAAAGGCCGGTCAGCAAGGCGCCAACACGCTGCAACAGGCCCAGGTGGCCCCGCTGCAGGCGCGTAGTGCCGGGTCGCCGGGCGGCGGGATGCGCAATCTGACGATGCACTATCCGACCGTCAATGCGCCGCAGCCCTTTCCGACAACGGCAGCGCAGGGCGCCACCGGCGGCCAGGCGGGCGGCCTCGACCCGCTGGTGCTGGCCTTGCTGAAAGCCAAGCTGTCGCGCGGCGGCACCGGCGGCGGCGGTCTCGGGCTCTAAAGGAGCGATCATGGCTGATCCGCAGCTCGACCCGACAAACCCGCAGATCGACACCAATCAAATTTTACAGCTGATGGCGCCCGGCATGGTCGGCCCCGATGGCCGGATCGACATGCAGGCGCTGCAGCGGCAGCGGTTTTTCGATCAGCTGGGTGCGTTTGGCGCATCGATGTTGCAGTCCGGCAGGCCGTCGGCCGTGCCGATCGGGTTTGGCGAAGCGCTCGGGTATGGTTTGGATGCGGCCAGGAAGGCTGCTCCGGACACGACCAAGCAAGCGCTGACGATGGCCGAGATTATCAAATACGCGCAGGAGGCCAGGGCGTCGCAGGCGAAGATAGCGGCCGACAAGGCGCTGCTGGATGAGGTCAGCAAGCCCGAGCCGCCGTTGCGCTCGCGCCCCGGATCGGCGGGCGTGTCGATGCTGCCTCCGCCGCCGGCGCCGGATGCCCCGCCGGGAGCGCCTGTGCCGAAGCGCGACGCTGCCGAGGTGGATCAGTACACGGGGACATGGACGCCAGGGATGCGAGCCCTCGCCAGGGGCGTTGCGATACCGGAGAGCGGCGGCAAGTTCAACGTGCGGTACACGCCGAAGGGCGGCGTGCCGTTTGACGACTATTCCCAGCATCCGAATATTCCGGAGCCGGGGCCGCAGGGGCCGAGCACCGCGGCCGGGGCGTTCCAGTTCACCGGCTCGACATGGAAAGAGGTCGCGCCGGACCTGCCGGATTTCAGCCCGCAGTCGCAAGTCACGGCCTTCGATCGGCTGGCGAAGAGCGAATATGCCCGGAAAACCGGGCGCGATCTGGAGGCGGACCTGGCGGCAGGCGACACCTCGCGCGTGGTCGGCGCATTGCGCGGGCGCTGGCCGACCATCGGGTCGGCGATGATGTATTATCCTAAGCTCTTGAGCCAGTACACGCAGGCCGGGACTAACGTGGCCGGCGGCGGCTCCGCGCCTGATGACACAGGCTCACGTCTGCCGCAGCTGCCCGACACCTCGCTGGACGGCGCCGGCTCCGGCGGAGGGCCGGTCCCCAGGATCCGCAGCGTGGCAGACACCTCGCTGCCGACACCGTTTGTCGATGGCCTGCCTGAGCGTAGGGCCAATCAGGGGGCGTCTCCCGGCCCGGCCGGACCTATGGACGTGGAAGCGCGCTACAACGATGCCGTCCGGCGCGGTGATATGGTCAGGGCGCAGCAGATATTGCGCGGCGAGCCGCCGTCGGACCCGGCCGCGTCTGCCGAGAAAACCGGGTACATGGCAGAGTTGCCGGCCTCCGGGGCGCCGGGGGCGCAGGGCGATGTGGGGCCAACAGGCCCGCTCGACGCTTCCGGCACCGATGGGATGCAAATGGCGCAACTGACGCCGGGCGACGTCCTCCGGCCGCGTGCGCCGGATGTCCCGCCCGGCCCTCCGGGCGCCCCCGGCTACACTGGCGGCGGCGGCAATTTCGGCGGCGGCGGCCCCGGCCCAGCGGCACCGCAGGGGGCTCCGCCGCAGCGCGAGCTCAGCGCGCAGACGCCGGCTCCCGGCGCGACGATCGAGGAGTGGGCCGACCGCATCGCGCGGGCCAAGCGGCTGGACGCGCTGTACCGGGCGTCCGGACGCACGCCGCCGGCCGACATCGCCGAGCTGGCGACGATGGACATCAAAGACGCGCAAAAGGCGATGGAGGCGCAGCGCGCATACGAGTACGCCGGGCCGACCGCGGCGGCTACGGAGCAGGCAAAGGACGCCGCCGCAGCGAGGGCAGCGGGCTACACGCCGGGCTCGCCGGAATGGGCCGCGGTCAAGCGTCAGGGCCTGCCCGACACCCGCAACCCGAATGTGCAGCTCGAGGCGGCGGCCAAGGATGCCGAGAGCCGTGGAGACACTGCGGCGGCGGCGCGCTACCGGCAGGCCATTACGGGCGGGGCTCAGACGACCGAGCAGAAGGACTACGCCGCCTACCTTGCCGACACGAGGGGGCGCGGCGAGGCTCCGCTGAGCTTTTTCGATTGGGATCAGGCGCGGCGCAAATCGGGCGCCCAGAACGTCACGACCAAGATCGAGGGCGCCGGCGGCGTCAAGATGGTCGAGGCCGGCATCAAGGCGATGGATGACTCCTTCACCGCAGAGGATGCCGCCAATCGCCGGACCCAGATCTACGGCCAGATGGCGAACGCGCTGCAGGGCTTCCAGCCCGGCGCGTCGGCCGAAATGCGTATGGCCGGGACGCGCTGGCTGCGGGAGGGCGGCTTCATCAAGGGCGACGGCCTGCCGGATCAGGAGCTCTTCCGCCAGGCCGGGCAGCGCCTCGCGCTGCTGTCGGCGCCAAAGGGCCAGGGCAGCGTCTCGAACTACGAGCGCGAATTGTATTCCGCCGCCCTGCCTCTGATGACGGACTCGGCGGAAAGCCTGAGAAAGGCGATCGACATCGGGAAACGGCTCGACGACTACGACCGGCAGGTGGCCCAGATCCATCGCGAGGTGGCGCGCGGCAATGGCAACATGCCGGACTGGCTCGAGGCGCGCGACCGCATCTCCAAGCTGGGGCCGCCGCTGTCGGTGGCCGAAACCAATGCCCTGGAAAGCATGCGCGAGCAGCTCAAGGCGGCCAATGGGGGCGGCACCGCGGCGGCCGCGCCGGCCGGGGGGACGGGTGCCGGAGCGCCGGCAGCGCCGCCGCCGCAGGTAAAGACACCGGAGGAGGCGATGAAGCTGCCGCCCGGCACGCACTTCATTGACCCGAACGGCGTCCGGCGCGTGAGGCCCTGACGATGGCAGACAACTGGGACCAGTTCCCGGCGGCAGCAGCTCCGGCAGGCCAGTGGGATCAATTCCCGGTAGCGCAGGCGGAAGCCAACCAGCCGCCCGAGGGCGTCATCATCCACGACGCCGACCGCAGCTACGTCGTGGGGCCGACCGGATCGCCCGAGGTCAACACCAAGGGCATGGACAACGACCAGCGCAGCCTGGCCGCAGCGGGACTGGCGGAACGTCGTGACAGTGGCGACGGCCTCGCGTCGATGCGGCCGCTGACGCCGCCCTTCCAGGGCCTGACGATGGGGTACGGCGACGAGGCCGTGTCCGCCGCCAAGGGATTGCGCGGCATGCTGTCGGGCAAGCCTTTCGGCGACACCTACAATCTCGCCCAGGAGGCACAGCGCCAGGAGCTGGCGCAGGAACGCGAGGAGCACCCGAAGCGCTCGATCGCTTCGCAGATACTGGGCTCGCTGGGGCTGGCCCCGGCGCTTGCGCCGCTTGCTGCGGCAGGAGCGGCCGCACCTGGGGCTGCCGTGCCGCTGGCCGGGCGCATGGCTATAGGGGCTGGCGTGGGCGCCGGGACGGGTGCCGTCGAGGGCTTCGGCTCAGGATCGGGCCTCGAAGACCGGCTGAAGCAGGGCGGGGTCGGGGCCGCTCTCGGGGGCGTGGTCGGCGCCGCCGTGCCGCCGGTCGTCCAGGGCGCATCATCGGTCGCGCGCAACCTGCTGGACTATTTCGGCATTACCCGCGCCTTGAACAGGAGCGGCATGAGCCGGGAGGCCGGCGACGTCCTCAGGCGCACGATCGACCCTGACGAGGCGACGACCGGCGCAGGCGCCGCCCGCATCGCGTCAGGAGGCCCCAACGCCATGCTGGCCGACGCCAACCTGGCGACAGGGGGCGCACTCGACACGGCGATAGCGCGCACCGGGCCTGGAGCCAATCGCGCCCAGCAGGCCGTCAACGACCGGCTGCACGACGAAACGCAAAACCTGCGCGGCACGCTCGACCGCACGCTGGGCGCACCGCAAGGCGAGCAGACCGTGATCGGCGACATCCGCGACAGCACGAGGGCGGCGCGCGGGACGGCGTATGACGCCGCCTACAACACGCCGATCAACTACGCCTCGCCCGAGGGGCAGGCCCTGCTGGGCGAGCTCGACCGCATTCCCGGCAAAGCGTTCGCCAAGGCGAACGAGCTGATGCAGCTCGGCGGGCACCGCTCGCAGCAGATATTGGTGGACGTCGCAGACGACGGCACGGTGACGCTGCGCCAGGCGCCTGACGTGCGTCAGCTCGACTATATCACCCGTGCGCTGCGGACCCTGGCCGTGTCCGGAGAGGATGCCGGCCAATTGGGCGCCAGGACGGATTTCTCGGGAGCCTACACCAACCTTGCCGGCGATATCAGGCGTCAGATGCGCCAGCTCGTGCCGGAGTACGGGGCGGCGCTCGACACGGCCGCGGACCCGATATCGCGCGTCGCTGCCGTCAAGTACGGATCAAACATGCTGAGCCGCGGCGTCACCCGCGACGAGGTCGCGCAGGAGGTGGACGGCATGTCAACGCCGGAGCTTACCGCGATCCGGCAGGGCGTGCGCGAGCAGATCGACGAAGCAATGGCGAACGCCAGGTGGGTCGCGTCACGGCCGGATCAGGAGGTGAGCCAGGGCCTGGAGGCATTGCGCAAGCTCAACACGCAGGCCGCCCGCACCAAGATGACGACGATCCTCGGCCCCAACGAGGCGATGGAGCTCTCCGGCGCGCTGGAGCGCGCCACGCGCGCGGCCGAGCTGCACGCTCAGACGATGACCAATTCGCGCACGTTCGGCCGCACGGCGATGGCCGAAGCAGCGAGGCAGTCGAGCGAGCCCGGCCTTGTCGGCAGCCTGATGGAAGGCAAGCCGCTGCAAGCCGGGCAGCGCAGCATGCAGTTCGTCTTTGGCCGCACGCCTCAGGACAAGCTGGCGCGGGAGGACGACCTGCACCGGCAGGTCGCGGAGGCCCTGACGGTGCCACGCGGCCAGGACGCACTCAATTCCCTCGACGCCCTCGTGCAAGCCTACCGGCGCGAGCCCCAGAACGCGGAGCTCGCCCGCCTGATGGGTGGCGGGATCGGTGCCGGCGCCGGGTTGGCAGGGTTTGAGGGCGGGCGAGCAGCGCTTCTTGGGCCATATGGAGGTCGGCGATGACCCTCTCATTCATCTTCTGGTTGTTGATGCTCCTCGCCCTCGTGCTCGGCCTGTCCTGGCGCATGTGGCCCGAGGTAGCCGGCCCGTGGACCGGCCCGGTCGGCGGGCTGTACCTGTTCGTACTACTGGCGCTTTTGGGATTTGCCGTTTTCGGCTCCCCCATCCGGGGCTGACGACCTGGCTAGAGCAGGATGCCCTGCCCTGTCACTGGGTTGAAAAGCCGCGCGCCCTTGCTCGCGTTGCAGCTCTTGTGGGCGCAGCAGGAATTGGCGGGCGTGTTGGCGCCGCCTCTCGCGATCGGGATGACGTGATCGTGGGTCGGGGGCCGATCCGGGGTGAACGGCTGCTTGCACCAGTGACAGTGCTTCGAGCGCGCGACGAGGTTTTGCCAATCGGCTTTTGTGAAGGTGTTTTCCACTTTGGCGAGCCGGGCGCGGCGGCGGTTTTCTTGGAGCCTTCTGGTTTCGCGAGCTTTTGTTTGGTTGGCCGGGTTAGTCCACCATTTGCTCTTTCGTTCTTGCATTTTCGCTTTATTGTCGGGGTCGGTGGCGTATTTGCGAGAGTAGTCGAGGCGCGTCGCCCTATAGGTTGGGTCAAGCATGCGCTTGTGATAGCGCTCGAGCTTTTGTTCCCGCGCGCGCTTCTTATAGGCCGGATCGGCCCTTTTCTTGCGCTCCCGCTCCTTAACCTCTGGATCGGCCCTATATTTTCGTAGGTACTCGCGGCGCTTCTCCTTGTTCTCTGGATCAGAGTAGTATTCGCGCAGGCGCTCGCGGGCGCTCGTGCGGACAGCTTCAAGGTTGTTGGCTCGCCGGCGCCGACTTTGCGCGCGGCTGGTTTCGAGGTGCTTTGCATAGCTGGCCCGCTTGTAGGCGTTCACTTTCTCGCGGTTATTCTTTCGCCACTCGGCGTTTTCGGCCGCGGCCTTCGCCGGATCTGCGGCGCGTCTGCGGCGCGCATACTCGCGGCAACGGACGCGGTGTTTTTCTAGCTTTTCATCGGGCGAGGGCATATCTGGATCAGCCATCATTCGCTCCTTTTCCAGCGATTGGCGGTTAGGGCCGGGCTGGTGCTCGTAACACCAACTCGGCCCGCATCATATCCGCGGCCCTCTTTCAAGGCAACAACTTGAGTTATTGTTAGGAGGTAAAATTGGCCCTGAGCATGTCCATGCGTTTAAGAAACGCCCGCTTGGATACGATCGAGACAGTGCTCGGCACTAGCCCGATCCTGCGGATTTTCGCAGGGACAAAACCTGTCGACTGCGCCGCATCGGACGGGGCCAACACCGTGCTGGCAACGGTAAACTTGCCCGCTGACTGGATGGGGGCCGCCGCCAGCGCGCAAAAATCAATGCTGGGAACTTGGCAGGATATCAGCTGCGATTTATCTGGCACAATCTCGTATTGGCGAATTTTCGACAGCGGCGGCACAAACTGCGACATTCAGGGATCGGCCGGCGTCTCGGGCAGCGACATGATAACCGATGCGGCCACGGTAACGGCCGGGCAATACTTTACGGTGACGGCTTTCGTGCTCGCCGAGGCCAACCAGTAAAGTACGTCGGGTCGATGATAGTGTCCTCCTGGCGCATGCGGTTGTTCTTACTCTTATTCTCAAAAGGCGTGAGATACTGCAAATTCCACGGCACATGCAGGCCGCTTATTTTATAACCGTCCACGGTTATGCCCCTGAGCGGCACAATATGATCGACGTGCATTCCATGTGGGCACGCAAGGTAGATCCGATTGATCTCATCGATGTTCGCCCATGACGGCGTGCGTTGCTCTTTCGCAAATCTGCTTCTGAGTGACATCGCTCTCGCTTTCCCAGGATTGCGTTGCCGCCACAGCCTCCTTTCCTCGGCCCTTTTCGCAAGCGTGGCCGCGTCACGCTTCTTTCTGGCTAGTACCCGGGCGCGGGATTTTTCGATGTCCTTCGCGTACTGCCGTCGATCAAGCTCGCGTTTTCTCTCGCGATTAGCCGCGCGCCAGCGGCGCAGTTGCTCGCGTGCTTTTTCTGGGTTTGCCGCGCGAGATGCGGTCGCTGCTGCGCGATAATGTTCTGGGTTTGCCGCGCGTTTTCGGCGTGCCCACTCGCGCTGATAGGCGCGCACTTGCTCGGGATCATTCCAGTCCATGCACTAGCGCCCCAGCTTGGGGCTGATGACACTGGCGCTCGCTGGGGGCATATCTGGATCAGCCATCATTCGCTCCTGTAAGCGGATGGGGGTCAGGGCTGGGCTGGTGGTTGTGACACCAACCCGGCCCGCACCGTACCTGAAACGTCCTCCGGACGCCATGCTTATGTACCGACAACAGCGGAGACATTGATGGCTTACTTCCGGATCTCGGAACTCCCTGACATCCCGACACCCGTTGCGGCAACTTCACTTATTGAGATATCCGCCCCGGATAATACTACAGTATCCGGGTATGAGAGCCATAAAATCACAATCACAAATCTCTTCACCGACGTGACCCTTGGCGGCCTGATAACCGCCCCGACGCAGCCGCCGGGCAGCAACAACAATTACATCGCAACGACCGAGTATGTCGATCACGCG